CAGCCGACAACATAACATACCATTACACCCATGTCGATGGTATGTACGCCCCCTGCGAGGGCACAGATGGCGAGCGCTACTATTTTGCAGCATGGACCGAGGTGAAAAAAGTATGAACGCAAATGAACTAGCTGAAATATTGGAAGATGTTGGGATGGAACAAAAGCATTACGACACAATCCAAAAAGTAGCCACCATGCTACGCCAGCAACAAGCTGAAATTGAGGCGTTGAAAAACAAAGTAAAAAGTTATGAAAACTTAGGAAATATGATGCTTAACGAATTATTAGAAAAGGCACTAACAGATGAGGAAATAATTGAAATTTGGAGTGGCATGGAAACTGACACAGGCGAACAAAACATTGCGTTTGCTAGAGCAATACTAAAAAAGGCGCAAAATGATTAAGCTCAAAGGTTTTATAACTTATAATATTGGTGGTGGATATTGTTGGGTTCGTATCGGTAATTTAAAAATTGAATGGATGGTACAAAAATGACCACCTTCACCACACAAGACCGATTAGATGCGCAACGTACCCCGTTGGCCGATGATGTAATAGTTAAAATGTACGAAGAATCTTATTTAGAAAGTGGGCTTGACGAATGGGAATTTGATCCTGTTTATTTCGCCCGCGCCATCGAACGCGCCCACGGAATAGGAGAATAGGATGATCAGTAACGCAAAACTTTCGCCCGAATATGTTTTTCATCCCGATCCACCCAAAGCAGGTGCATGGATTATCGGCGGGACATTGCACATTTATGTTAAAAATAAACCATGCTGGTTACATAAGAAAATGACCAAGCTACTATTGGGCTGGGATTGGCAATGACTGAATACGAATTTATGGTATCAGGTGACGCAGAAGAGTGGACAGAGGAAGAAAAGCAATTAGTCATCAAGCGTCACGAAAAGCAAAAGAAAGAGTTTAACGAACATTGGAAAGGCATTGTGTGGGAAACAGTAGGCAAACACTTTGCAATTAAAACAGAATGAGCTTCACCATTTACCAGTCTGACGGCCTCAAAGTCATCCAGTGGTTCCCAACCATTGACAAACTTATTGCCAGCATGCTGGCCAACCCTAACGACGCATACCATAGGAACGCATAATGGAAATTATCGGATATGTAGCAATCTTCGGTCTTATATTAATACTTTTTTGGAATAAATAAAATGGTAACGAAAAAACTCAAGGTAGTAGAACCAGCGGTAAAAGAAAAATCCGGCAAAGTCATTGCAGACTCCTCGGCATATTCACACACCGAGATTGAAAAGAAAGCCGGTCGACCAAAAAATGCAGACAAGCGTGGCTTTTTGTTATCAAACAAAGAGTTTGTTGGTAGAGAAAAAGCAGCTAAAGTGGCCAAAGCTGCAGGTGAAGTAAAGAAACCCGGCAAGAAGTTACATAGCCATGAATTAAGAGAAGGACTTAAAATCAAAAAGGCAAAGGAGCCCAAGTGACCAAAAAGAAACCAAAAGAAGTAATATTTGAAGAGGGCTGGGCTGATGAACTTGACCTTAGCCAGGAAGATTATGACGCCCTCGTACGGGGCATTCAAGAGTTAGTAGCCACAGGGGAGATATTTGAAGATGCCACACCAATTGAAGATTTGCCGGAAGAAGAGCAGCAAGCGATTATCGAGCAAATCAACCGCAAAAACACGCGGCACTAAGGCCCTATATTACACCGCAGACACCGGCCACTTTGGTGTGCCTATCGTAGTCTGCTTTAATGATACTGTCTTTCAGCAGGCATTGAAGAATTTTGGCATCACGACCCGCCATAATGCCCTGGACTTTGGCCTGGCAGAATCGCATTACATCCAGCAAGAGGGCACACATAGTGCCATGTTGGCGATCGTGTTTAACTTTGAAGAGATGGCAAAATGCGACGCGTTAGAGCGGATGGGGGTCATCTACCATGAGGTAAGTCACACCGTCACGCACGTCTTCGAATACATTGGTGAGGATGACTCTAAGATCGGTGATGAATCACGTTCCTACCTGGGCGAACATATTTTTAAGCAGGTGTTTTCAATCTACGCTACGGAGGAAGAAAAGCGTGAAGGTACTAGAAAAAGAGATCGAGCTGCATTTGTCGAAATTGGTGAAAAAATACGGGGGGCTAAGTTACAAGTGGCTGAGCACGATAACCGGGGTACCGGACCGGATAGTATTCATAAATCAGAGAACGTACTTGATCGAGTTAAAGACGCAAACCGGACAATTAAGCCCGAGACAAAACCTGGTATTTAACGAGCTAAGCAAGGCAGGTTTTCCTGTATACGTATTACATTCTAAAGAAGAAGTCGAGGATTTTATAAACCATGTTGCGCAGAGATCAACTCCACCCGTATCAGATCGAGATGATTGGGAAGGCGAAATGCACCCCCAACATCGGACTATTCCTACCCCCGGGCTTGGGGAAGACGACGACATCTATGACGATACTGGCGGAGCAGTTTGATGGCCCGACACTTATTGTTGCGCCTAAGCGTGTCGCAGAATCAGTATGGATGGAAGAGGCAAGTAAATGGGAACACCTAAAACATTTAAAGATAGCCAAAGTAATGGGGTCTCCAGCGAATCGTTTGACAGCGTTGAGGAGTTCTTCGAATATGTACGTAGTCAATCTAGAAAATTTGACATGGCTATGCGAGCAGCCCGAGATGAAAAAATTCAAGAATCTAATCATCGACGAAAGCAGCCGGTTCAAGGATCCGTCGACGAAGCGATTCAAAGCGCTGAAGAAACACTTAAAGAGCTTCGAGAGACGTATTATCCTTACTGGTACACCTACCCCTCAGGGGATCGCTGATCTCTGGTCCCAGGTGGGTATATTGGACTTAGGAGAGCGTTTAGAGACATCACTCACCAAGTTTCGAGACAAGTACATGGAGCCAGATCAAATAAACCGACACACTAGGGTGGTTTATTCTTGGCGCTTAAAATCAACTATGAGTGTAGTTATAGAGCAAAAAATAAACGATATCTGTTTTTCACTTAATGCCGGTGATTATCTACAACTACCGACACTAAGTAACATCTACCACAAGATTGAGTTAGAAAAGAGCATAAAGGACAAGTATGATCAACTTAGAAAAGACATGGTCACTGACCTCGGTAAAGGGCAAATCACAGCTCCGACAGCGGCGACACTGGCGGGCAAGTTACTCCAATTCACCAGCGGCGCAATTTATGGCGAAGATGGAGAGACGCAGGAAATACACCGCGCTAAACTGGAACGCCTTGAGTCGATCATGGAAGAGTCTTCCTCGCCAACGTTGGTGTTCTACCACTTCAAGCACAGCCTCCAGCGGCTACGTCTTCAATTCCCACAAGCTGTGGTGCTGGACGATGACAACATTGCGGCGTGGCGTCGCGGCGAGATTCGTATGCTCCTTGCCCATCCCCAGTCTGGGGGAATCGGCCTCAATCTACAGTGCAACGTTGGTGACACTGCACAAACGGTGTGGTTCGACCTCCCATGGTCTTCGGAAAACTACATCCAGGCCAACGCACGTATTTACCGCCAAGGGCAAGAAAAGCCGGTTATTATACACCATCTAGTTTTGTCTAATAGTATTGATGAGCATGTAGTAAAAGTATTAGAAGGAAAGATATCAACCCAAGAAGCATTATTAGAAGCACTAAACGTAAAATGAAAATAACAACAAAAACCAAACACAAAGTAAACGCAGTAGCGCCCAGACTATCTGATGAAGATCCAGACCCATTAGAACAAGATGATTCTGAAGGCACATCAATGCAACTCTTGGAAGGTTGGTTGCCTTGGACGTTTGAAGATATGATTGATATCAAGCGTTTAGTAGAGCATCATATGGATGAAAAACAGCGCGAAGTAATGACAGCTTTTCTTGACGGCTTAACATATTCTGATATAATGGTTACAGAAAAATATTGGCGCTATCATTTCGCTAAAGGCGTAGAGTACATCAAGAAGGAGCTGGGTCTGTGAGTCATTTTATTGTGGAGCATCGTATCAAAGGGGACTATGTTATGGAGACAATACACGGAGTTGAAGACATTGATTGTTCAAGATTCAAAGACCTACTTGGTATCTGGGTTTGCGATTCACTAGAAGAGTGCCGCACTATGGAAAAAGAATTAAAGGAGATGCGACATGCACGATCAAGTCAACAATCCTAAACACTACACCAGCCATCCAAGCGGTATTGAGTGCTTAGAAATTACACGACACATGGGTTTTAATCTTGGTAATGTTATGAAGTATATTTGGCGGGCAGACCTCAAAGGTAAAGATATTCAAGACTTGGAGAAAGCTGCTTTTTATTTACGTGATGAAATTGAATTGCGGAAGAAACAAAAAGCCGCAGATATGGAGTGTGGAAAATGAACGCAGTTATGTTTGTGGCAATTATGTGCTTGGGTCAGCAATGTGACTTTGTAGTCAGTAATGAGCCAATATCAGAAGTAAAATGTGAACAGCTAAAGAAAGAGTTTTTGTCTTTGCCTTTCAAGCCAGAAATGACTTTTGCGGCAACCCAATGTGTGAGAGTAGATGAACAAAAGGTGAGACTATGATTGTAGAAATTGACGATGATTGCGTAGATAAAATTGTCAGCCAAGAAATAATGAAAAGTTATATCTGGCTAACAGCTGATTTAAAATACGCTAAGAAAAATCCTAACGCATACCATGAGGACGATGTTGCTAGTTGGGAAACATTGATTCCGGCATTAGAAGAAGTAGGCCGCTACTTTACATATGATTGGGATGGACAACTCAAAAAGATGAAAAAGGCGATGAAGAAATGAAACTCTTTTGTGAATATGATCGCTTTGAATTAGAACAAGACATCATCAAAGCATGGGGTGTTGTAGATATGATTGATGAACTTATTCGCCAACACTTAGACAGACCAGAAGGCGCTTTTAGTGAAGATGAATTAGCCAATCGATTAGAAGGCATTAAGTATGTTTCCGAAATGCAATTCCAGCGTTTGTGGGATGGTTTTGAAGTAATGATTAAAAAAGGCCACTTCACCAAAACTCGATTTGGTGATTCTCCAGAAATAGCAATACCCGATAATGATGTAGAAATTGATGTTAAAAAGAAAGGTAAGAAATGAACGACACAGTAGATGTACAAGCAACTCCAGCAGATCCATTGGCAGATAAGATTATGACTTTGAAGTTTTCTGTAAGTGACCTCAATGGCATTATCAACGCATTAAATCAACCATATCAAACTCCAGCAGTTTTGTTGGCTAATATTATTGCCGCAATCCAATCACAGTGCGCGCCACAGATTGATGCTTTAAATGCCAACGCAACAGCGGAGACACCAAGTGAACCTCAAGCAACTGCTTAAACGCGCAGGTGTCAGTAATGACATCATCGCAGAAGTTGAACGCAAGTCTGCTCGTACCAGCGCAGAACAGGAAATTGAGCATCAAGAAAAGGCTGCAGCTATGGCTAAGATGATGCTCAATGATGTTCTGCCACATTTGCGTAAAGCTATGGAGACGCAAGACAAAGTCCCATCAAAACCAAAGCGAACAATTATCATCCCTGATTAGGGCGGTTTTGGTCGTATTTTTGCATTAGTATAGTTAGGACACGCTGTGAAGCGCTCCTGCGAGCGTAAAGAAGCTCTGCATTTGGACTGGG